AACCTCATCGGGCCCCATAGAACACACCGGTAGTCAACGAGATCGTTCTCCAAGCAAACTATCATTCGATGACCTTCTTGGTAAGCATACGTAGTAATGTGTTACGCTCCCTAGTACCATCCGTTTGTCGAATAAAAAGTGGATGCAGTTGAATCATTACTTGGTTCAAACCGTAACTTCCGTAAGCTAAATGTAAATCACGAGCAACGAGAGCGGCGGTATCCTCAGCTCGTTGATGAAGTCGAGATGGTAACTCAAAACACCTAATGATCGCTCGCGGATCCTTACCGATTTCAAACAACTGACGTGTATGTACTGTCGATCCCCAACTCGATCCGAGAGTTACTGCCATATGCTTTATCATTCTACTCAACGTTTGACGATGCCTCCCTTGAATGTTCGCGAGATGCCATACATATGGAAGATGTGTTGGATTTGTATGATAAACTTGAGCCGCAAACTTAACTAAAGCCTCATGATTATACTCCTTAAATGGTCCTGGTCGATAACCATAGTACCCACTAAACACCTTGAAAATTTTCAAAGAAGTTGTATCCCAAATCTGGATAGCACCAAATGTTCGATCAAAGTCGGAAGTTGAAGATGGCATGTACTTACACTTTCTATCTAGAACAACGTCCCTATGTAACTCATATTCCGAGTCAAGGATAACTGGGTTGAACAATAACAACGACTCAATCGAATCCGGGCCAATCCAACGTACTCCCGGCTTATAACGCAGTCGATACAACAACGACTCCCGCCGTAGCATCATAAACTCCTCATAACCACCTTGAACACTCTCAAGTAACTGATTTATTCTCTCAGCAGGTGAATGATGAAAGGCAATCTCTTCTGGTACATTATAACGCAACTCCTTTAATGTCATGTGAGCGAGTGCCGACTTGGTAATTGCCTGAAAATTCAGTTGACTCGCTAAATTACGCGTCCACCTATCTCTCTCAGATGCTGGAATGGCACGACGCCTTGCCTGTTTAACACGCGTACTTGGATCAAACTTTGCAATATATACAGCGAGATCCAAATCAAGTTTGTCAGCCAACGCACCATCATACCAGTCACTTGGCGTTCCATAAACCTCAGCAATGATTCTTCTCTCTGCGTCCTCGAAAGCTGAAATGTCTGACATTAACCGTTTTTCGTGAAGCTCCTGAGCATAGTGTGCGTAGAAGTCATAAATCCTCTGACTCCCATTAGATGTAATATATTCAAACGGATCACGCTTCAATAGAATTCTTCGAAGATGCCAGTCACTGAGTGATCCTCGTGGTGCGTAACTCAACTGCCTTTCAACTCTATTCAGAAAATTCGTCGCCAGAAATGGTAATCCTAGCCCTTCCTTGATAAACAAGGTAATGAATGGAATCTTTATGTAAATCGAATTACCACGCTTCAATATACGATCATCTTGTAAATGTTCCTCCGTAACTGGGTTGAAAGTATCGGAGATAACTACGCGTAATCGGCGCAACATATTACCCATTACTAAAGCTATAGGAACCCAATTTGAAGGAATACCTGAACGTCCTGACAACTCTCGAAGTACATCAATAACCTCAGCCATCGCTTCACGAAACTCGACTCGTTGAGCGTCACCATGTTCAGATGTGACAATCGAGATCCGATCTGCTTTAGGCCAAGGCTTTCCCAGTACCGCAGTCATCTGTAGAAAGGTTGCTGAATACTTTGACAATACACTTTCAAGCGACAATCCAATATTAGCATAATGTCGTTGTAAACCGTCACTAAAAGCTAAAAGTGCTTTAACCGTCTCATTTCCATAAATAACTTTAATAGTTAAATCATCCCCACTAATTAATGAAGTGACTCGTACAGGTTGAGTCAATCGTTCATTCGAATCCTTAGACTGAAGCATTTGACGGTTAAATGATTTCCCCCAGCTTCTAACAGCACCAGCGTTGATAAAGCTATGTTGCGCATTCGTTGAAAATTTTCCAGATGGAAACGAATCTGGTGAAGTTGTAACATGTCCAAAAGTTTCTGGTTCGTGGAGTCTAAAGGGAGTTGTATCAGCAAACTTCTCACACGCGCGAAAAACCTCAATTGGGGCTGCAATCCGCTCACGACGACTTGTTCCATTTGAATCGACGACGTTCCAATCCTTACTTTGAGCCCAGAAATATGTCATTCCATTGTGTTCTCGGAAAAGATCGACCACAAGCTCACCTGTTAACGCACAAAGAGTTTTCGTAGTTGCAGCATCCATGCCCTTCACATCAGCACACTCGTATACAACACCATTAACGCCACTTTCTGATAATTGAAACATCATATCGTTGATGGTGCCTGAATTCTTTTTCGAAGAAAACTCTGGTTCTTGACTTCCAATGGTATCTGCAATCAGGAATAATAGGAAAGCACCGATTTGAGCTGGGTTTGAAACCATCTGAATAACTCTGCCCCGACGATCGACTTGTTTCCGCTCACCTGACGATGTTGGTGTCTCAACTGCTTTACGCCATGCGCTATATACTGAAAATACTGTTGGATTGAGCAAGAAAAACATTAACCGTTTTCTCCCAAGGGCTCTAAGTACACCAGCTGGAATCGTCTTCGTTTCTTCTGGAGTTGGTTCATAAGGAATACCACCTGAATTATTTGTTAAACAGCGAATAAACTCTTGAAATAAATCCATGCTACGAATCCGATCGCCATACGGTCTAATCATCCCTAAGAGCTCATCACGAATTGATTGCGTCACTGAGCTTTTCCAAAGTAATGTCAAAGGATAAGAATCAGTCTGATCTGACGGGTTGACCATATACTCTTTAATATCATATCCAACGCCAAGGGATGGTCGTGGATGAACAGATTTATCAATTGTAAATATTACTGGATTCTTGATAAATAATCCATGTTGAGTCGAAAGGGTAATAATAAGATGTGTGCGTCTCGCCTCATTGTCATCTTCAAATATCTTTCCAAGGGTAAATTGGCTGTTTACAATAATGCGCCGATCCGTAAGATACTTCTGAAGTGGCATTGGACATAATTGAAGGAAATCCGTTCCAAACTGTTCACGCTCACCATCTCTCCAAATATCACTAAAGTCCTCTTTCAGCATAATGCCCGCTGGCGCGACAGATCCATAAATTGGAATGAATGCTTGCTTAACCATTTCAGTTAAAATTTTACTTGAATTAATTCGTAAATCTTTAAACTCGAGAACAAACTCATCAAAGGATTTAACGCTCAACATAACATGACATTCGACCATCATGTATAATTCACTTCTCGTAACATTGTTTAATATATACTGAATCCAAAGCTGAGAAAGCGAGTAAATTAAATGTGGCGTTGTCATACTAACCGAATGATGATAAACCATCTCACCCGACTTTTCCGTGAATGGAAAGTCAATATATTTGCTCAACAAACGTGAAATTATGTATAATACCGGATTCTCGTGAAGTTCAAAGCCGCGTTCTGGAAAATTGGAAGTTTCAATGATCATTTGAATTAACTTTGGAATTGGTAATAGACGTGGCTGGGAAACATACTTAATGACTAAACCATGCATAACGTCCGCCTCACGATATAGGTTGACATCTCCTGAAGAATACTGAACAATCTTATCCTCAAGCAACTCATCACTAACAACCTTACGAACCTTCTTTGAAACGAGTTGAATTGCCTCAGCATCTCGAACAATCTTATAAGCATCGTAATTTAAGACATATCTCACGGATGCTGCTTCAATATGCTGATCCAATTCATTAACTCTAAATGATGATGTTCCAAATTCATAATGTGGTGGTGATACAATCCGTTCCAGATCACTTTCAGCTGACGATGATAATGTAACTCTAAATTTAATTTCTTGCAGTAGTAATAAAATCAAGCTCGTGTGATAGATGCCAACCTGACTTGATGTGTCAAATCCAGTAATATCCTCAAGTGTTAGTTCCGTCTTGTTGAATAATATGTCTGTCCTTCGTTGTAGTGTATCATACCATGCTTTAAATGCAATACTATTGGTCTGTACTGTTAGTGTATCTTGCTTTGAGGAGGTCAGATTATGTTGCGTGGAAATAAGTAAGTGTAGTCGTTTTGTAATCTGTTGCAGTGTAAGGGATACTTGACGCGTTGAGTCCATGGGTCTGGTTCTATTGTGGAGGGGTTTTATTT